TGACACTTCGTTCCTTTGGCAGCTTGCGAGCTGAGTTTTTTTCGAGGAGAAGAAATAGACAGCGTCTACGTCGTAAGGGACAATGCGGCGTTTTTGACGTTAAAGGTGAGTCCCGGAGTGTCGGCTCCGATCGAGAAGAGAAACAAACCGACGTGCCCATACCCGTAAGTATGGACTCAGAGAAAATCGTCTCTGAGTGTCAATTTGCGTCGCGCCTTAGGGGGAAGGCGCGGACCTGTTTGCGTTTTCTGTACAAGGAACTCAGGTTGAAGAGGGCTCGTGCTCTCCCTTCCCGGATTGAATGCGGTCATCTTCGTTCCGCTATCCGGTCCTGCTTCGATGAACTTAACGAAGTTGAGGAACTTTCGGTCAAAACTTGCCAAAAGCTTGAAAAGAGTTTTTGCCAATGGTGTGAAGATACCGTTGGTCTGACAAAAGAAATAAAATGGAAAGAAGAAAGGTTCGGGGATGTTAAGGTGGATGGTGACCACCTCTCCCAATTCGCAGCCCAGTTCGGTAGAAATGTCGAGTCTGGATGGAACCGAGGAAAGTACCCGTATATCCCGAACGGGCACGCATGCCAGGGAGTGACGAGGCGAGAGGGGGGGACGTGGATCCCGGGGGAATTCAGCGAGGATTGTGAGGTCCAATCTGTTGTCTCCGCGGGGAAGCCCAGGATTGTTACGCTCTTTAGCGAGAGAAACAATCAAATTCTCTACCCCCTCCATCGCTCCCTTTATGGCACCCTCAAAAAGAAGGGATGGCTTCTTGTCGGTAGCCCAACCGATGAGAAAGTGGCCTCTTTAAACGGCGGCGCGTATATAAGCGTAGACTACCGATCTGCGACTGATCTGATAAAATCCGCATATACGCGAGCCGCCGTTGAGGTATTAATTGACAAAGGAGAAGGGTTAAATGAGGACGAAGTGGCAGCACTTCGGGTACTCGGTTGCCTGCGCATAGACGGGAAGCAGGTGACCAGGGGTCAACCAATGGGTAGCTTGATGAGCTTCCCGTTGCTTTGTCTTATAAATAAGACGGTTGTCGACCTAGCCCACAACGATCTCCTGATCGAAGGGAAGCTAAGTGCCGAGGAGTGGCGCTCACATCGTTGTCTCATCAACGGCGATGATCTGTTGATCCGGGATTTGTCAGTCCCGGGGCTGTTGCAGGGAATTATAGACCACGGTGAACGTGTGGGTTTAATTCTGAATAAAGAAAAAACAATGGTTCATGCTGAGAAGGGTGAAATAAACTCCACCCTGTTCGTTAACGGCGTGCAACAAAAGAAAATTAATTGTGGAGCCCTGTTTATGGGGCGTGATGTGGAGGATGTGATTGGTTTTGCCGACCAATCATCTGTATCCCCCGAGGGGTTTATATATCTTGTGAGGAGGCACAAAAACCTGTTGGCGAAATCCAGCAACAAGATACAAAGTCCCTTGTGTTTTCGCAAGTTTAACGCACTTGTGAGATGCAAGGAGATCCGTCGGGCATTATGCTCCGTACCAACCAGTGGTACCGAATCCACCAATCCCTTCCCCGTAGTAGTTAAGCCTATAAACTACGATTTATCTCGCGAGGAAGAGATTGCTCTCATAGACGCTAGGGTCAATAGGCTCCGTGATGCAGGATATGTTCCTAGAAAACATATTCGACCTAAAGTCACGGAGAAGTGCACGGTTTCGTTACGCGTTGCACTTAAGAGAAGAAAACCACCCCCAGAGAACATTCTCGAGACGCTCGTCCAAGGGTGGGAGTTGAAGACAAAGGAAAAGTTAAGAATCGAGGATTCTCAAGTGTACATTGTGCCGTATGAGCATGTATGCGACGAATGTGCTAGTTTATCCAGGATAAACCGTTTCGTCTGTGAAATTAGGGAATTACAACGACAAGCGTGGTTACCCGCAAGGGTTAACCAGGTGCCTGGCGACGACCCTCCCGAGGGTTGGACCTTGTAGCTTGTCCTGATGCACGAGC